AGGGATTTTCAGTGCTGACAGAATATTACAACGGCAAAAAGGTTTATCAGGTTATTAAGCCTAAGCATTATTTTTCTGTTCATGTCTCCTATCGCTGGCGTTTGCTTAGTAAAGATAAAGGCAGGAGCTGGGAATTAATGACGCATGAGCGATATAACAAACAGTATAAAATATAATTTTTGCCTTTCTTTCACTACTCATTTCTGGATTATATATGAAAGCTACGATACAACGGGATGTTGTGCGCCGCCTTATCCGTGACTTTGAATTTAAAGAAAAAGATAAGTATTTGCAGCAGGGCGTATGCCCTGCCTGTCATAAGCGCGAGCTATTTACCAGTATCGAAAAACCCTGGATGCTGAAATGTGGCCGTGAAAATAAATGTGGCAAAGAGATACTGGTCAAGGAGTTGTACCGGGATATTTTTGAAGACTGGTCAAAGCGCTACCAACCTACACCTGAAGCACCCAATGCCACGGCTGAAGCCTATCTGCGTGAAGCGCGTGGGCTGGATACCAGCAAGCTGGCGGGTTGTTATACGCAGGGTACATTTATAAAGAATAACCTCGGCAGCGCCACGGTGAAGTTTAAGCTGGCGAACGGCAGCGGCTGGGAGCGAATCATTGATCAGCCTGACCGTTTTAACCAGAAAGCTAATTTTATTGGTAATTACGCTGGCTACTGGTGGGAGTATCCCGGTCTGGATTTGTCCGAACAGAAAGAGATCTGGATCACCGAAGGTATTTTTAATGCCATCGCGCTTAATGAGGCCGGCAGGGCAGCAGTGGCCACTCTCAGCAGCGTTAATTATCCAAAGGCGTTGCTCGATATGCTGGCTGAAATACTTGGCGACAAGCCACGCCCACGGCTGATATGGGCATTTGATGATGATAAGGCCGGTCGCAGTCATATCGTCAAATTCGCACATCGTGCCCGTGATGCCGGCTGGGAAGTTTCAGCGGCTTTGCCGTCTGAATTCGGTTCTTCTCTGGACTGGAATGACCTGTTATTACGTGATCGCCTTTCCAATAAATACCTGTCCAAGTACCGGTACTACGGCAGACTCTTACTCGCAGAAAGTCCGTCAGCGAAAGCGATGGAGATGTACCACGAAAACAGCTGGCACAGCTTTCATTTTATTTTTGGTTCACGTACTTACTGGTTTGAGCTGGATTTTGAAAAATACAGCAAAGCGTTAAGACGTCTTCAGGAAACTGAAGGTGAATTTGATGAAGTTAAACTTCAGGAACGTGCGTTACGTGAATCTAATGGGCTTGAAGAAATAGCGAACTGCGTTATGCAGCCACTCTATTACCAGACATCCAAACCGACTGATGAGGCCTGGTATTACATCCGGGTTAAGTTGCCGGACGGAACGTCGGTCAAAAGTACCTTTACGGCCAGTCAGTTGACGAGTGCTGCTGAGTTTAAGAAACGCCTTCTGCATATGGCAAAGGGGGCGCTCTTTACCGGAACGACAAAACAACTCGATCGCATTATTCGCTCGCTTCTGGCTATTAAAGAAGTCAAAACGATGGATTTTATAGGCTATAACAAGGCGCATGATTCCTGGGTGTTTAACAATCTTGCCGTCAGCAATGGCCAGTTGTACGCCATTAATGATGAAGATTATTTTGATATCGGAAAATTGCCGCTGAAAAGCCTTAGCCTGAGTCCATCACTGGTTCTGAATGACAACTTGCAGGAGTTTGAAACGGCATGGCTTGATGATTTATGGACTGCCTTTGGTGAGAAGGGATATATCGCGCTGGCCTTCTGGTTCGGCTCCTTTTTTGCAGAGCAAATCCGTATTCGTAATAAGAGCTTCCCTTTTCTGGAGATTAACGGTGAACCGGGTACAGGGAAATCCACGCTTATTGAGTTCCTGTGGAAGCTGTGCGGCCGCGAAGAATACGAAGGTTTTGACCCATCCAAATCATCAGCTGCGGCGCGTGGCCGTAACTTCGTGCAGGTGGCAAACCTGCCTGTTGTGCTGATTGAAGGTGATCGTGATGAATCAGGACGGCCGGCGAGAAACCGGGCTTTTGATTTTGATGAACTGAAATCGCTGTATAATGGTCATGCCCCGCGTGCCCTGGGGGTTAAAGCCAATAATAACGAAACCTATGAACCTCCCTTCAGGGGGGCCATAGTGATAGCCCAGAACGCCGAGGTTAAAGCATCTGAAGCCATTCAGACACGTATCATTCATCTTTATACAGACAAGTCCGGACAAAGCCCGGAAACACTGCGCGCGGCTGAACGCCTTGAAAAGATGCCGATGGAGAAAGTTTCTGGGTTTATGCTGAAAGCGGTTCTGGCCGAAAAGCAAATCCTTGAAGGGTATGATCGGGAGTTTGAAGCGGCGAAGGAAGAATTTCGCCAGCATGAGGAAATCAGGATACAGCGCATTATCAAATGTCATTCCCAGATACTGGCATTTCTTGCTGTGCTGCCTCTGGTTGTCCCTGTTTCTGCGTCACGTCTGGCCCTGACACGGGACTATATGTTTCGCATCGCGTCAGACCGTCAGAAATCCATACAGCGTGATAAACCACTGGTGCATGAATTCTGGGAAATGGTGGAATACCTCGATGAACGTGAAGAATATGGCGTTAACCATTCTGAAAATGAAAACTTCTGGGCAATCAACTTTAACCATATTGAAGAAGTTGCATCCATCTATAAACAGAGTTTCCGGGTTCCTCTCAATGAAATTAAAGAGCAACTGAAGGAAGGCAAGGTCTATAAATTTATCGGTCCTAAATCTGTCAGGAGCCTTGTCAGTAAAAAATTTAATGCTGGTAAAACCTATGGTAAAAGAATGTCTGATATCTATAAATGCTGGGTTTTTGCAAAGCCGGATATAAGTAGTCGTAGAGTGCAGTCTGATGATGATGAAGATGAATAAAAATATGATGCATCATTTTCGTTTATTCACATTATCCACGGGGGTAAGGTATGTCTAAATATTCATATTTACATGAGCTGTACATGGCATATACCGATGAGCAGGATGCACGGCTTCAGCGCTACATGCAGAATGTCCGTGCAGCCTGTGTTCGCTCCGGAGGTTATGCCCGGTATAAAAGGGACAGTGAAAAGTTTTTTGACCGTCGTAGCAGGGAATGGCGCAGGAAGGTTGGTCGGGTCTTTCGCCATCTCAATGATGACCTCTGGCTGACGGGCAAAGTTTACTCAGTCGTTAATGGAAAAATTGTGGGGATAAAAGACCAGAGAGCAGAGAACCAGGCATAAGTTTCTGCTCTAATGGCTTCAGCTGGCGGCGCTGGATTTCAGAATATCCAGCGTCATTTGTTTTTGTTCGGGGGTAAATGAATTAATGATAGCGTGTAACATCATATTGCCCGTAACTTTTGCGCTATGGCTGATGGTGTGTGAGAAGGTCACATTCAGCACAAATGTGTGACCGCACTCAACATCATTGCAGGAGCAGTATAAATCGGATAATTCCTTGTGTTTACGTACCGTTTTTTTAATCACAGCCCTTCCTTCACACACCGGACAGTAAACTCTCATCACTCGCTCTTCCCCTGAGTTGCCTGATTTAAACCGCCTATATTTTAGCCTCTTTGAGGGCATTAATCACCTTCCATTTCACTGTCTTTCAGGAAATTCAGGTACAAATGCTGGGGAATATCGCTCTGGTCAGCAATAGCCGCCGCAAACATGCGCTGGATAGGCAGAATTTCAGCCTTGCGGTAGGTTTTAGCGGCTTTCTCAATATCTCCCATTACTGCGCCGTTCGTCGGGATAATCCCTGCCAGACCTGCCGGAAAACGATGCGCGGTCAGCACGTCCTGGGCGCTGATGCTTTTGATGTTCTGAAACTCATCTTTGGCGCTGATATCGCCAATCGGGATAAATTTGATGCCATCCGGATCGCCTTTGGGGATGTTCACAAACATGGTGCTGAAGTTCCCGATCCCCTTCGACTGCTCCAGCTTCTGAATGATTTCTTCTTCCACTTCGTCGGTCATATTCGGGTCGTTGCAATAAATCATGCCGCCCGTGTGACCACCGTTGTGGTAGTAACGCCGGCGAAAAATCGTGGCTTCACCGTTGAGCATGGCGGAGTGGATGCCGCTGATGTAATCCGGAAGACCATAAATGGCCTGTTGCGGGTCGTACTGCCTGAGAAAAATAATATCTTCAGGCGGATAAATTACCGGTTCACCCTGCTGTAGTACAACAAATTCCCCGGTCTTACGCTGGCGGGTATAGAGTGCCGGCAGCGGGTAAAGTGCGATTACATCCCCCCAGCCGTTACGTACCTTGAGAATGGCCACATCACCGAACGTCAGCCAGTCAAACACGGCCGCGCCCAGTTGCTCATGCGTCAGGCCGCCGCCATCATAATTTGCTGTCACCATATTGCGGCGGGCATACAGCACGCCACCGTGCTGCGCGTTCAGGTTAACCAGTTGCGCCAGCGCCAGCCGGTCAATCGGGAGCGTCCAGTGTTCCGCTTCATTGTCATACCAGACGTCTGTATAGTTCGTGCCGGTCGTCAGAATGGGTTCTGGCTTACCCAGCGTGATAAGGCTCATATGGCGCGGTCTGGTAACGGTGCGGCGTTCCCTGTATTTCCGTTTTTTCATGCTGCTTTCCCTAAGTTGCCCCAGCGTGATTTTCGCTGGTTTTCAAAGTTTAATGGTTCGTTGTCAATGGCATGGGCGATAGCCCAGAAGCTGTCAGCGTGGCCCGTTTCAGCTGTGCGGTCGGCGACAAATGTCATGGCGTTACCGCTGGCCGTGGACGTTCTGCGGATGGTCATAAAGCTGGCGGCGATTTCCGTCTTCTCCTTATCCCATTCCACGCGGTTGTCTTCGATAACGTCGATCATCTTCATCACCAGGCGGTTTTTCGTTTCCACTCCGTAGCGGATAGCCACCGCCTGACGCATGGCAAAATGCTGCACATCCTCAAAGACACCACTCCCCAGACCGGTAATATCAATGCCGATGTAGGTCATGTTGTACTGACCAAACAGCTTCTTAATTTGTGCCGCCTGCCATTTCCAGTTCATTCCCTGCCAGTGGAATACGCGCAGCACGCGAAATTTTTCGCCGGCCACGATCGGCGGCGCGATAATCACGAAGGTGGATGTGTCCCCGCTGCGTGCAGGGTCATAGCCTGCCCACACTTCACGATTACCGAATGGCCGTGGCAGGTTTTCGTCATGATCCTCCCAGATATCCGGATCAACACAGCAACGTTCGACGTGGGAGAACGAAAATACGCTGTCCTTGCTGTCCACGAACACGCACATGTACAGCATGTTGAAGGTGTCGCGGTTGTAGCGGTTGCGCAGCTTATCGATGCTGGCCAGGTTAAACCCGCCTGCGATCGCGTCTTCCAGCGTGATGATGTAGCGCCACTGGCCATCAGGACATAACCGTCCGCCGTCACGCAGCTCCTTCTCTGTTGGGAACGCCACGCGTGCGCGTTCTTTGTCGCCGCGCTTCCACTCTTCGCCTGTCCAGAACGGGTACGCCTGGTGTGTTTTGCTGCTGGGTGTGGAAAAGTAAGTGGTGCGCCATTTGTCGTGTGTGGCCATTGCGCTGGCCACTTCGTTTAATTTTGCAAAGTTAGGTACCCAGAAATATTCATCACAGTACAGATGGCCACTGTATGACTGGGCGGTGTTCTTGTTGGTTGACAGGAAGCGCAGCTCCGCGCCGTTGGACAAACGGATGGGGGTGCCGGTCAGCTCCACGCCGAAATACTGCTCCGCAATGTTGACGATATAGCTGCGGAATACTTCAGCCTGAGCTTTTGAGGCAGACAGGAAGATTTGCGGATCACCTGTCATAACCGCATTCTCAAACGCTTCTATTGAGAAATACCAGGTCGCGCCAATCTGGCGGCTTTTAAGTATATTTCTCACCTGCTGGTGAAGATTGGCGCGAAGGTGCTTCTGGTAGCCGAAAAGGTGCTCCAGCGCGAAACGGTCAAAATCCTCCTGGGTTAGATGGCTGATATCGTTCTTTTTGTATTTGCCGCGTTTACGCGATTTCTCCCCGTCGCCAGACTGGCGCGGTGCAGTTGCATCGCCACCACCACGGTGTTTAATTTCGGCCAGCTTCTCCTGATGCTTATTATGCTGTGCGCGCAGTTTCACCAGGTGAGAAACGAGGCTGTCCAGTTCCCGCAGCTCCAGTTCCGATTTCCCTTCACGCAACGTCAGTGACTGCACGCGACGATTGAGCGCGTCTTCCGTGGATTCATGGCTGAGCAGTTCCGCCCAACAATATTTCTCCGCCCAGTAATAAACAATTCGCCGGTTGGGTAAATTAAGTTCATTGGCAATTTCCTGCGGGGTATAGCGCTTTAAGTATAGCGCCCTTGCCACCCCTTTTAATTCCTCACTGTATTTTGCCATCGGCTTCCATGCCTTTTTTAATATGGGTTGTTTTGTTATGCGGTATTTTATCTGTTTTAGCTGGAAAGTTTTTTTTATTTATTTCTGATTTCTTCCGTTGTAGGTATATTTCCGAAATTAAGTGAGTGCGTCATTGATATTTATTGGCAATACTTAATTTCGCAGAATGAACGGAGGCAATATGTCAGGTTCACAACTGGCAACAAACTGGATTTGTATCGCCACTGCGGGTGAAACGGTGGATAAGCGGGCTATTGAAGAGCAATGGCTACTGGATGCCGCTGAATTATACGACCCCTCTTTGTATACGGCGCTTTTATGGCCGGAGCACTCCCGTAATTTCGGGAATATGGGGGAGGTGCTGGAATTAAAAGCTGAACGTGATGATGAAGGTATTTTGCGTTTATATGCTCGTTTATGTCCTGGTATTTCGTTACTTCAGGCGAACGCCAACGGGCAACTTTTATTTTTGTCGCCGGAATTCACACCGGACGGTAATTTCCGGAACACCGGTAAAACCTATCTGGAAGGGCTGGCAGTCACTGACAGCCCGGCAGGAGTGAGCACCACACGGCTACGTTTCAGCCGCACTAAAGGAAAACGCATCGGCCCGTATAAGCCGCTGGCGTTTGATGAAGTCAGGGAATTTAAAAAGGAAAAGGGAATGTCAAAGACCGCGAAAAAGGGCTGGCGCCATTTTTTCAGTATTGAAGAACCAGAAGCGACCGCGGAGCAGGAAACATCACAGCCTGATGCTTTACAGGCGCTCGCTGAAGCGCTGGATGCGATTGATAAGCGTGTATCTGCCATTGAAACCCGTCTGGGTGAGGCGGAAGAAGCGGTATCTGATGTCCAGGAAGATGTGGACACCGTTAAGGAAGTGGTGGATACCGAAGATTTTGCGCGCCTGGTGGGCAATCTGCCGGAGCTGGTGAAAAACTTCAGCAAGCTGAACAGCAAAGTTACCCAGTTGCCGGATAAAAAATTCAGCAAGGGCAAAAAAGGCTTCAATTTCCTGTAAGGGATAACACAACTTTTCTTTAAGGAAAAAGAATATGCAATTAAATGCGAAAGCCCGTGAGTTTCTGCGCCAGTACCACAATGGTCTGCGTGAATCCTACGGTGCGACCGATGGCGACCGCTGGTTTGCGCTGTCAGATCCGAAAGAAACCCAGATGCGTAATGCGCTGCTGGAGGAGTCATCTTTCCTGAATCTGTTGACGGTTGCTGATGTGGATCAGTTACAGGGGCAGGTGGTTCCGGTTGGCAGTTCTGGCCTGTATACCGGGCGTGTGCTGGATGGCCGTTTCCGTAAAAAAGTGGGCGTCAGCGGGAATGATTACAGGCTGGTCGAAACAGATTCGTGTGCCGCTCTGACCTGGCAGTTGCTTTCTGTCTGGGCGAATGCCGGCGATGAAAACGAGTTTTTCCAGCGTGTTCAGGAGTTCACCAATCAGGCGTTTGCGCTGGATATGCTGCGTATCGGCTTTAACGGAAAAACTATTGCGGAAACCACAAATGCGGAAACCAACCCGAACGGCGAGGATGTGAACAAGGGCTGGCATCAAATCGTTAAAGAGTGGAAGGACGGCCAGCAGATCATCACTGATAAGGTTGTGCTGGACGGTGACGGTAAAGGTGATTACGTGTCGCTGGATGCGATGGCATCCGATCTTATCAATGCCAAAATTCCGGCACAGTACCGTAATGATCCGCGTCTGGTGGTTCTGGTAGGTGCTGACCTGGTGGCGGCGGAGTCGTTCCGTCTGTATCAGAAAGCTGATAAACCCACTGAAAAGATTGCGGCACAGCTGCTGTCTGACAGTATCGCCGGCCGTACGGCTTATGTTCCGCCGTTTATGCCAGGCAAGCGCATGATTGTTACCACACTGCCTAACCTGCATATCTACACCCAGCGCGGTACGCGTCAGCGTAAAGCGGAGTTTGTGGAAGATCGCAAGCAGTATGAAAACAAATACCTGCGTAATGAAGCTATGCCGTGGAATATCCGGAACTGTATGCCGCATTTGACGAAAGCGCGGTAACGATTGGGGCAACGGCTGCACCGTCAGCAGGCGCATAACGGGGGAAATAATGCAGTTGTCACCGGCACAGCGACACAGCGCACGTATTGCAGCAGAACGGCTGCTGCGTCAGCAACAATCTCTCGACAGTGAAACCAGTCTGCACGTCCAGATTGCGGCACTGGAAAAGGATGTGGCAGCGGCCGCAGCGATTAGCAACCGTGCGGAGCGCATGGAGTTCAAGCGTGATGTGCTGTTGCCCCGCTGGATGCCGACCGCACAAACCTGGCTGGAAAGTGACAGCATGCATCAGAATCCCGTTTTTGCCTGGTGTGTCATCTGGCTGTTTGATACCGGCCAGTTCGATCAGGCGCTGGACTGGGCGGATGTGGCCATCGAACGGGGGCAGGAAACCCCGGCCGCGTTCGGCAGTGCGTTCCCGGTGTTTGTGGCCGATACGGTACTGGCCTGGGCGGAGACGGAAGCCGCACAGGGGCAGGATGTGGAGCCGTATTTCAGCCGCACGCTGGGAAACGTTATGCAGCACTGGAATGTGTATGAGGTCATCAAGGCCAAATATGTGAAATTTGCCGGTCTGCACCTGCTACGCGATGAGAACGGAGAGCCACGCGCAGCGGCAACGGAAGACAGGGATGTATTGCTCCGGGCGAAGGATTTGCTGGAGCAGGCGAAGGGATTCGACCCTAAATGTGGCGTTGGCACGATGTTGCAGCGTATTGCTGCCCGTCTGCGGGCGCTTGAAAAATAGTCATCGGAGAGTTCAAAAATGGGGTTTAAACATTCACTTGGGCAAGCAGTGAAGATTTCTGTCAGCGGTGAGAAAGGGCATGTGAAAGCCCGTGCAGAATACACCCACTGCTGCAATCAGTATCTGATCCACTATCAGGCTGCTGATGGCCGTGCGGTTGATTCGTGGTTTGAAGAAGGCGAGATTCAGGCCGCAGTAAGCGGCGAATAAGACTACCGACCCGAAAGCGGGCGCGGTGGAGGGGATCGCATCAGCGTATCGCCCGTGGAAACCGGCCAGCCCGCTTTTTTCCGGAGGAACAGGATGTTCAGCGGAACTGCAATTGATTTTGATGATGCCATTCTGACGAATGATGGCTTCTGGCCAGACCTGAGCGTGAAGGATTTTCAGTCCCAGCGTGCTATTCCTGCCGATATCGACGCAGCCACCATCCGTCAGGCGCTGCTGACCGCAGCCGGTGAAATCAATGATGATCTGATCAGGGTAGTGGCAGATTGTCGTCTCAGTGGCCATGCAAGCGCGGCGGACGTTCCGGGCGTTGAGATTGACGGTGAAAATCTGTTGTGCGCCCGTTACCGCAAGGCTGTTTTTGCCCGCGCCAAAGCTGACCTGATGGGCGAATTTGCGTCTGTTGGTCGCCGTGAAAGCCATCCGGGGCAGGAAAGCGATGAAACCCGCTCCAGTCTGATAGCGGAATCCACGCTGGCGGTACGGCGTATCAAAGGGCTGAAACGCATCACGGTGGCCATGATATGAGCCAGCTTACCGAATTAACGGATTTTCTCATTGCGAACATGCCCAGACGGGCAATGCAGGGATTTGACAGCCAGATGGATGAAATCGCATTCATCCCGGCACAGCGTGACACCGGGCTGGGGCAGTATCGCATTGCCATCATTCGTTATAACGCCGTGCTGACGTGGGAGCGTTATCCCTACCGTGAGTACGATCCCAAAATTCTGATGGCGTTATTTATGTCGTGGCTTTGTCAGGATGAGCGGGCGCTCTTTGAGGAAACCGGCATTGATGCCGAACTACCGGAATTTGATATCGAAACCATCGACCAGGAAACCGCCATTATGGTGGTGACGTTGCCAATGGTGGAGGAACTGAATCTGATCCCCGATCCCAAAGGTCAGATCCCGTTTGATGGCCAGCGCTGGAAGCTGGCAAACCCCGAAGTCTGGACGGCGGATGAGGTGACGGTGATCCCCGTCAATGAGGGGGAGGGATGATAAATGGCGAACTGAACCAGGAACAGTTCCGCCAGCTACAGGAGGCGCTGAAAAAGCTGGATTTGCCTCCTGCCAGACGTCGCCGGCTGTTGTGGCGTATGGCGAAATACGGCGTGGAAGCCGCAGCAAAGCGCAATGTGCGCAACCAGCAGTCACCGGAGGGGGATAAGTGGCAGGGGAGACAGACCCGGCGTAAAGGCAAAATGTTGCGCAATATGCCGAAACTTATCCGCATCCGTGAAATGCCGGAAACGGATTCCGTCAGGTTGTATCTGGCCGGTGGCCATTACCGGAATGCGAAGGGAAATCTGCCTGCCGGCGTGGTGGGTTATGTCCAGCAGAATGGCATGAGCGTCACCGTCAACCGCAGGCAGGTGGAAGGCCGTGAGCAGGGGGATAAACCTGCATCACTGCGACAGGCGAAACGTCTGCGTAAGGCCGGGTATAAAGTCAGGCGCGGCAAGCGCTGGCGTAAGCCCGGTTATAAGGAAATACAGGAAAAAATGACCGCCAGACAGGCAGGTTTGCTTATCCGGATACTGGAGGACAAACCGGTCAAAACATCCTGGCAGATTGATTTACCTGCCAGGGCGTTTCTGGGGATAGGTCAGGATGATTTTAACAGAGCGCTGGCACGACAGCTTCAGGCTATCGGGTTCGGCTGGGATGTTAACGCGCAGGATATCAGGGGGAGAGCATGACCTGGCCAATCGTAACCGTTAACCAGGTAAACCAGTTACTGGGTGAAACCAAAGAGGTGGAACGCACGTTGCTGTTTATCGGTACGGGTACCAAAAATGTGGGAAAAACTCTGGCTGTTAATGCACAGAGTGACTTTAACGCGCTACTGGGTGAGGGAAACAGTCCGTTAAAAAGTGATGTACTGGCTGCACTGGCGAACGCCGGGCAGAACTGGTGGGGGTTCATCCATGTGCTGGCCGCTGACAGTGAGTCAGGGGCGTGGGTTGATGCCGTCAAAGCTGCACAGGTTTCCTGTTCGGTGGAAGGTGTGGTGCTGTCGGATGATGTGGCTGCAAAAGAGCAGATTAACCAGGCGGCAACGTTGCGATCCGAACTGATTGCAAAATACGGTCGCTGGGTGTGGTTCATTCTGGCCGTACAGGGTATGCAGGAGGATGAATCACAGGCGGATTATCTGAAACGTCTGTCCACCCTTCAGCAGGGTATTGCTGAAAAAGCGGTGCAGCTGGTTCCGCGTCTCTGGGGGAATGAACCGGGTGTTCTGGCCGGTCGCCTCTGTAATCGCGCTGTTACCATCGCTGACAGTCCGGCGCGGGTAAAAACCGGGCCGTTACTGAATCTGGGCAGCGATGAACTGCCGAAAGATGGGACAGGGGCAACGCTGGAGCTGGCTACCCTTCAGGCGCTGGAGGCACAGCGCTACAGCGTGCCGATGTGGTATCCGGACTATGACGGCTTTTACTGGGCTGACGGTCGCACGCTGGATGTGGAAGGAGGTGATTATCAGTCCATTGAGACGCTGCGTATTGTGGACAAGGCCGCCCGTCGTGTCCGTCTGCTGGCTATCGGTAAGATTGCCGATCGCTCCCTGAACAGTACACCGGGAAGCATTGCCGCACACCAGACGCTGTTTGCCCGTCCGCTGCGTGAAATGTCCACGGCGGCCAGCATTAACGGTGTGTCATTTCCGGGCGAAGTGAAGCCACCGCAGGACGGTGACGTGACCATTGTCTGGAAGAACAAAAAGGCGGTGGATATCTACATTGTGGTGCGTACGTATGAAGTACCACTGCAAATCACCATCAGTCTGTTACTGGATGCGAGTCTGGAGGCCAGCGCATGACCAAACGTATTTCAGGGATGTCCTTTGACGTCTACGTGGACGGCGACCTGATCCATATTGAAAAGATTTCGCTGGATATCACCGACAACAGCGCCGCAGCTCAGACACGCGGTGTACCTGACGGCTATGTCGACGGCGATGTGGCCGCAGAGGGTGAAATTGAAGTCAGTTCAAAAGTGCTTCAGGTACTGACGGCCAAAGCTCGTTCAGCCGGTTCATGGCGGGGCATTCCCCCTGTGGACTTCCTTTTTTACGCCAAAGCCGGCAGCGAAGAAATGAAGGTGGAAACCTTCGGTAATAAGCTCCAGGTCAATAGTGTACTGGATGTTGATCCGAAGGGCAGCAGCGTGTCCACGCATAAAATTAAATACTTCGTGACCAGTCCGAAGTTCGTCAACATCAACGGCGTTCCGTATCTGGAAGCGGAGGCCACGGAAAACCTGATTGGATAAGGGGCAGCAGGGATGCAGGACTATGAAAAGGGATTTATTGCCCTTGTGGTTATGGGGGGGCTGATTGCATTGGGGAAACTACTTAACAGTGACGAGCCGATTACCCTTCGTCTGGTGGCCGGCCGTGTCATTGTCGGGGCCGGGTTATCTGTTATTGCCGGCGTTGCTCTTTATTTTGTACCAAATATTCATCCGCTGGCATTGCTGGGATTTGGTTCTGGTCTGGGGATTCTGGGACAAAACGTGGTGGAAGCATGGTTACGTAAACGTGGATTTGCCGGAATTTTGGGCAAGGGGGTGACAAAGTGACACTGAGCGAAAAACAGCAGTTGTTTACCATTATGGTGGCAAATCTGATCCACTGGGCAGAAGAACACGGCTACCGGCTGACGTTCGGGGAGGCTTACCGCACGCCGGAACAGGCGGCGCTGAACGCTAAAAAGGGTAGCGGTATTACCAACAGTCTGCATACCCGGCGTCTGGCGGTGGATTTTAACCTGTTTGTTAACGGCCAGTACCAGACCCGCACAGAGGATTACCTGCCGCTGGGCGAATACTGGGAGTCACTGGGCGGCAGCTGGGGCGGGCGCTTCAAATCCAGGCCGGACGGCAATCATTTCAGTCTGGAACATGACGGGGTTCGCTGATGGATCGTGTGGTGGCGGGCTGGCTTGTGACGGTTGTTCTGGCCTTCTGGGCAGGCTGGAAGGCGGCTAACTGGCAGCGTGACAGTATCGATCTGGCCATCAGCCGGTCAGCCAGCGCTACCGGGGAAACGCTGGCGAGCGTGGCCAGTGAATCCGGGCGAAAACTGGAAGAACAACTGGAGGTTTTGAAAAATGCGCCGCCGCGTGAAATTCGTACGGAGGTGGTTAAACCGGTGTTTACTAACGTGTGCCTGTCTGATGACTTTGTCCGCATGTACAACGACGCCGTCACCAGTACCGAACGTACGTTATCAGGAAAACCTGAAAACTAAATGTGCCACGCAGCTGCCGCGCCTGAATGGCACGCAGGGAAAAGATGCGGCGGAATTACTGACACTTTATCTGGAGTTATACGGGCAGTGTGCTGCACGTCATAACACGCTGGTTGATGAAATTAATTTAAGAGAGAATATTATTTATGGAAAAAATTAATCTGGTTGTATGTAAGAAAGAAATTACGTTTGAACCAAATCAGACGGCTTATAATAAATTCATCAATGAAATGGCGATGGATAATAAAGTGGCTCCAGCCCATAGTTATCTTATGCGTATTGTTGTACCAGAGTGTAAAGAAGCGCTGGAAGATATTCTGAAGCGTCCGGGGGCAGCGCTTCAACTTGCAGGGAAAATCAATGAGCTTTATGCGCCAGAACTGGAAATTGAAGTAAAAAACTGACAAAGCGAGTCCGGTCAATCGAACAGAACGGACTCGAACAATATCTGATTTTACGGCGTCATTATTTACCGCACGGTCAGGATTCCGTGGATGATATTTCCGCCGCTATCTGGCTGGATAATCGCCACTGGGAAAATACGCGCATAGCGGTTGCTAACGGAATAAGCACCGCATTTAAAGGTTCAGGATGAAACAGTTAGATTTTACATTAAGCCTGATTGATAAACTGACGCGCCCGTTAAAGCAGGTGCAGAGCAGTGTCACAGGCTTTGCGGAAAAATCGAAAGCGGCCTTTACGCAGATTGGGGGCGGTGCGCTGGCTTTAGCCGGCACAGGGATGGCCATCAAAGGGGCGTTATCGCCGGCTATTGAGATGTATGACGCACTGAATGACGCTGCGGCAAAAGGGATTGATGATCAGGCTTTAAAGGCTGTCCAGCGTGATGCGCTGCGGTTCAGTATGACCTACGGTGCCAGCGCGGTGGAGTTTGTTAAGTCCACTGAAAGTATTAATTCCGCCATTGCCGGGCTGACCGGTAATGAACTGCCGAAAGTGACAAAAGTTGCTAATACCTTGGCGTTTGCCCTGAAATCCACCGCCGCAGAAACGGCGGAATTTATGGGGCAGATGTTTGGTAATTTTTCCGCCGATGCGGAGCGTCTGGGCAAGGTTCAGTTCGCTGAGCAACTGGCCGGAAAAATGGTGTATATGCGCAAGGTCTTCGGTACCGAAATGGGCACTATCAAAGACCTGATGGAAGGGGCGCGGGGCGTCGGTACCAACTACGGCGTCGGACTGGATGAACAGCTGGCCGTACTGGGGCAGCTTAACCGCACGCTGGGAACGGAAGCCAGCAGCGCTTACGAAGGCTTCATGACCGGAGCCATTGAGGGCGGTAAAAAGCTGGGGCTGTCCTTTACGGATGCCACCGGCAAAATGCTGTCCATGCCTGAAATGCTGATCAAGTTACAGGGCAAGTATGGCAAAAGTCTGGAAGGGAACCTGAAAGCACAGGCGGAGCTGGATGCGGCATTTGGTGACAGTTCGGCGGTGGTGAAACACCTGTACGGCAATGTGGCCTTACTGCAACGTAACATCACTGAGCTGGGCGGTTCTGACGGGCTGAAGCGTACACAGGAGATGGCCGGCAAACTGGTGAAACCGTGGGATCGCTTTGTACAGATCCTTAAGTCTGTTCAGACCGTCATTGGACTGACGTTGATCCCCGTCCTGTATCCGGTGCTGAACCGCCTGGCTGATATGGGACAGACCTTTGCCCGCTGGATGCAGTTGTTTCCCAACATTGCGCGTGTTATCGGTTATGCGGCTATGGCGTTGTTGGGGTTTGCTGCTGCCGGCGCAATAGCTAACATCGTTCTGGGCGTCTCAAAACTTATTAAGCTGGGTGCGATTGCTCTCTGGAAGACACTGACTTCAGTCACGAAGATATACACCGCCACCGTCTGGATTGCCTCAAAAGCTGTAGCGGCATGGAATCTGACGCTTAAATTTCTGCGTGGTACGCTTCTTGCGGTTCGTATGGCGGCAATTATGGCCGGAATTGGCATAAATCTGATGAGCTGGCCGGTTCTGCTGGTTATTGGTGCGATTGGCCTGCTGGCAGCAGGGTGTTATCTGCTGATTAAACACTGGGACGATGTACAGGCGGCGGTGATGAATACGGCAGCGTTTACCGCTGTGGCTGGCGTTGTCGAATGGCTTGCCGGTGTGTTCTCGACGGCATGGCAATGGATTAAGGACGGCTGGAACGGCTTTATTAATCTGCTGACGGGATTTTCACCTTCACAGGCATTAAGCGGGATGGCCGGTGGTATTGTATCCATGTTTGATAATATCTGGCAGTCCGTTAAAGGTAGCTTCCTGAAATCATGGAACTGGATTGTAGAAAAGTTGAATAAAATACCCGGTGTCAATATTTCGCTGGCTAACGAGTCACCTCCGGCACTGACAACAAATACGCTTTCTACTGGTGGAGAATTAAAAGGAATTGATAAAGGTGGTATTAGTAAATCTGTCAGTAATAACTCAAGGTCTGTGACGGATAACAGCCGGAAAATTAATACTGTCAATATCTATCCAAAAGAAATGATAACGCCGGGGCAGTTAATGGAGTTTCAGGAGCTGGGCGTATGAATGAAATCCTGTATGTTGATTTATTAATTCAGGGAAATGACTTTGTCCTGAATACTGGTAATGAACCTGAATTATGTAATAACCGTAAAAGTATCGGGCAGGACATTATTCATTCCATTATTGAAAGCGGTCTGGCGACGGAATTAATTGCCGAGAGAAGCCCGACCATGCGGGCAGATATTTTTACCCGTATGGAATTACTGATTGAGGATGATGAACGTATCGTTCCGGGAACAGTGGAAATTGGTGAAGAAATCCGGACACGGTTGTGGATCACGGCCAGCACTTATGACTTCGGCGGAATATCGGTACAGGTGGATTTATGACGGAAAAGCCACAGGTTGACTTTGAAGAGGCGGTGAAAGCCAGCGGTATGCCGGTGACGGAAGAAGAGATTCGCGATCGCTTTAATGCCATTGCGACGGAGGAGGGAATTATCACGAATACCTCCCGTATGTCTCCGTTCTGGCGACTGGTCACGGCCATTGTAACCGCGCCGGTGATGTGGCTGAAGGAGGTTCTGATCTCCACCGTACTGGCCAATATGTTTGTGGCCACGGCCAGTGGAAGCATGTTACGGCTGCTGGCATGGGCGGTGAATATCACGCCGAAGCCCGCCAGCGCTGCACAGGGCGTTATCCGTTTTTACAAGGAAGACGCCAGCGCCGTGGTGACGGTGAAGGCCGGAACGGTGATACAGACAGAACGTATTAACGGCAGGGTGTATGAACTGGCCATCACGGAAGATGTGGTGATTGCCTCCGGTACCGCCAGCGCACTGCTGCCGGTAAAGGCAACGGGAACGGGCGGCGCATATAACCTTGCGCCGGGATATTACCGCATTCTGCCGGTGGCCGTGGACGGCATCAGCCATGTGGCCAGTGAAGAAAACTGGCTGACCGTACCGGGCGCGGATGAGGAAAGCGATGATGAACTGCGTGAGCGTTGCCGTAACCAGTTTAACCTGGTGGGCAACTACCACACGGACGCGGTGTACCGGTCGATGATAGCCGGTGTTGCCGGACTGAGCATTGACCGGATTTTCTTTGAGCACGAAGCACCGAGGGGGCCGGGGACAGCCAACGCCTATTTATTGCTGGACAGCGGCGTGGCTTCTGCGCCGTTTGTGGATGCCGTGAATGACTATATCAACACGCAGGGGCATCACGGCCACGGGGACGATATGCAGTGTTATGCCATGCCGGAAACCCTGCACGATCTGGCGGTCACTGTCTGGGTCAGGAACCTGAACAACATCAGTGATGATGAACAGAAGCGCCTGAAGGACGGTATTGAAAACCTGATCCGGTGCGCCTTCCGGGAAAATACGGACTATGACGTCAGAAGGACGTGGCCGTATTCGCGGTTCTCCTTCTCGCAGCTGGGGCGTGAAATCCATAAAAATTTTCCGGTAACGGAATCGCTGAATTTTTCGCTGGATGACATTGCCAGTGATCTGAATGTGCCGCGCCTGAAATCGCTTGTGGTGAGTATTGAGAATGAATGAGTTCATGAAAAAACTGGCCGGAATGGTACTTCCCTCCTGGATGGACAGGGGCGAGCCGCGAAAACTGCTGCAAACGGCGCGGCGATTCTGGGCGGAAGTGTACGGCTGGGTGACGTGGCCACTGAACCAGTTTGATCCGCTGACCTGTACACCGGCGTTACTTAACCTGCTGGCGTATGACCGGGACATTTCCCGCTTTGACGGGGAGCCGCTGGAACTGTTCCGCAGGCGTGTGGCGTATGCCTTCGTGAATGCGCGTGACGCCGGTTCTGTTGAGGGATTTATCAGTATCTTTGAGCGACTGGGGATCGGGTACGTTGAACTGATGGAGCGCCAGCCGGGCATTGACTGGGATGTGATTCAGGTTCGCGTCACGGACAGCCAGATTGCGACTAACACGCAGCTGATGATCCAGATTATCCGGCAGTACGGGCGGACATGCCGCCGTTACCAGTTTGAAGTGATCACGTCCGAACAGCTGACTATCCGGGCGGGATGGGATCAGGGGGAATATGTGGTTTATCCGGCAGCACTGAGCGGTACGGAAACCAGCAACGCGACGTACAGCGCAGGGTTATAAGGGGGTTATATGTCACAGACAACAATTACACTGGCATTTGAGCAGTGGAAAGCGCAACAGGGTGCCACGGGGGAACCTGTCCTGCTGGATGAATTTGTGTTCGCTAACGTACCGGGACTTGAGCCGGATCAGCCGGTTGACCGCAATGAAACCCTGCCACCGGCTGAACAGATTGTTCACCGGCAGGCCGTCAGCCGTAAGGGTGTGGTGAATGACAACGCCGTGGTGCATTCCGTCGTACTGGGGGCGGACGTGGGGGATTTTTCCTTTAACTGGATTGGATTGCTGAATAAAGCCAGCGGTACGCTGGCAATGATTGTTCATGCGCCATTACAGCAAAAACTTAAAACAGCTGAAGGGCAACAGGGGAACGTGCTTACGCGCTCGTTTCTGATGGAATATAACGGCGCACAGGCTGAAACCGGAATTAATACGCCTGCCGAGAGCTGGCAGATTGACTTTACCGCGCGTATGGCCGGAATGGACGAGCGCCAGCGCCTGGAAAATATCGACATCTTCGGGGCGGCGGCGTTCTTTGGTGACGGCTATCTGGTCGGGAAAAGCGGGAATCAGTTTTATGTGACCAAAGGTACCGGCTATGTGGCAGGGCTGCGCACAACGCTTGCAGAAAACCTGAATATTACCGTGACAACCAGGCCGGTCAAAGTCTGGCTGGATGTATGCTGGACAGGAACGCTTACCAGCGTGTGGGGTGTGCAGTCCCGTATTACGGTTGCTGACAACCTGGCGGATTATGTGCAGAACGGCGTACAGCATTATGTGTTTGCGGTGGCGGGTATTGATGAAAACGGCAATATTACGGATTTACGTCCGAAAGGGACGCTGAATGAGCAGCAGGCCAGCGATGCGCTGAGAAAACATGCGCAATCCCGTAACCATCCGGACGCTACAACCCGCGAAAAAGGGTTTGTGCAGTTAAGCAGTGAAACAAACAGCGATTCGGAGATGCTGGCCGCAACGCCGAAAGCGGTTAAAGCGGCTATGGATAATGCGAACGGACGACTGGAGAAAAACAGTAATGGCGGCGATATTCCGGACAAAAAACAATTTGCGAGAACTATCGGCGCGGTAACGTCGACCACCATTACACTTGGCGAATCAGGCTGGTACAAAATCGCCACGGTTGTAATGCCGCAGGCTACATCAACTGCGGTGATTAAACTGTACGGTGGGGCGGGGTTTAACGCTGGTTCACCTGAACAGGCGGCAATCAGCGAACTGGTATTGCGTGCCGGTAATGGTTCACCTGTTGGAATAACCGCCACATTATGGAGGCGTTCACCTGCTGCTGCTAACGAGGTCGCATGGGTTAATACATCAGGCGACACCTACGATATTTATATTAATATCGGCCAGTATGCGTACTGGTTAATTGCGCAATATGATTACACCGGTAATGCAAATGTCACGCTGTACAGTACGCCTGAATATTCATCAGTACAGCCGGGAAACTCAACCAGCGGTCAGACATATACAATTTACAGTAGTCTGATGAAACCAACAGCCGGTGATGTGGGTGCATTGCCGATTACAGGGGGACGGCTTAACGGCCCGCTGGGTATTGGTACTGACAATGCACTGGGTGGTAATTCGATTGTATTCGGAGATAACGATACAGGGTTTAAGTGGCACAGTGACGGCGTTCTGGGGATTTATGCCAATAATGCTCTGGTTGGTTATATCGACAATTCCGGGCTGCACATGTCAGTAGATGTTCTCACTAATGGTGCCGTACGCGCAGGCAACGCAAAAAAACTGTCACTGACAAGTAATAATAATTCGACAATGACAGCCACGTTTAATTTATGGGGCGACGCAAACAGGCCAACAGTTATTGAACTGGACGACGATCAGGGGTGGCATCTGTACAGCCAGCGAAATCCTGATGGTTCGATTGTCTTTACGGTCAATGGAGATATCACCGCTAACACACTTCGTGCAGGCGGGGCCATCTACGCCAATAACGGAGACGTATCAGGCACCGTGTGGGGGGGAGGTAATGCCGCCTGGTTGAGCGGCTACCTCTACTCGAATATGGTCAAAGCGGTCAGGCTCGGCCCTGTGGCGCTTTCTGGCGGTCTGTGGCGTGATTTTCAGCTTGGCGGCGGACAGGTGGTGACGGGATTCCATACTGACGGTAGCTGGGAAATGGAAGGTGGTGATGACAAGGTTTATTACCGTCCCATTCAGTATCTGGTTGGTGATACGTGGGTGACAGCCCCAAGTGTATAAGAAGGAATAATTATGACAGCGGCAAAAAATAAAAAGAACAAGCAGTTTTTAAATATTAAAAATTTCATTCCGTATACACCGGAACCAGACGACACATTATTCGCCGGTGCGGCGCATCTACAATCAGAGGATGGTCAGGACTGGTATGCATGCCAGCAATTATTTTCAGCAGACACGTTGAAAATTACCTACGACGATAACGATGTTATTACGTGTATCACGCGCGATATTTCCGGTTTATGGCCTGCAGGCCAGAGCGTGGCGGAGCTACCTGATACGGATGAAAACCGTCGCGCTGATATTTCAGGCGGCTGGCAGTTTAAAGACGGTAAAGTCGTTCAACGGGTTTATTCGCCGGAAGAGCTGCGTAAAAAGGCGGAAGCTGAAAAAGTTCGCCGCCTTGCTGAGGCTGAATCAGGCATTGCACCACTGGCGCGGGCAGTAAAACTAAAAATTGCCACAGATGAAGAGATTAAACGGCTTGAAGCATGGGAACTCTACAGCGTAATGGTTAACCGTGTGGATACAGCTTCCCCTGACTGGCCGGAGGTACCGGATGTGGCGTGAAGCGCGTCTGGCTTTTACGGATTCTCTGGCTGCGCTGGATTGTTCTGTCGTTCCGGCGCATCCGTGGATTCACGGTCTGGGGCAGCAGACAGATAACGGGGCATACCTGAGTCCGGTCAATGCAATCCATTATCTGGCGGAAAGGCTGGCCGGAACGGGAGGCAATACCGATGTGGTGATCATGATGGTAACGGGACAGACCCATGAAAACTTCATGAAGGGGCTTAACAGCCTGGTGGATGTTTTCCCCGCGCCCGCATTCACCCAGGTTAGACGTCTGGCTGAGTCTGCGGCGACACTGGCTACTGAGAAAATGCAGATCCCCGCGAAAGCTGGGGCAGGACTGCCGGTTGCCATTCCGCTGTCCGTTCCGACCAGCAGGGCAGCGTTATCCGCTGCCGCTATCAGTGAGGCGCAGAAAGCGGCTGGCGCCGGATTCAGCCTGGACGGGCTGAAACAACAGCTGGGGGAATTTACGCAACTGCGTGACAGCCTGATTAACGATGTGGCCAGCGGCCTTGCTGATTTGCAGGGGAAAAGCGCCAGGGCATGGGTATTTACGGCCAGTGGCGACACCGCCGCCACCCTTCTGGCGCTGGTAAAGGACATTCCGCAGCCTTCAGCCGTTTATACTGCGGCAATCATGCTGGCCGGAAAAAATCTTGATGGAATAAGGGGCATGATTCATGACGTCGATCCCGACACTGGCGCTTAATGGTGAGGCCATACTGCTGAAAAACATGCGCGTGACCGTTTCCCAGCAGTTTCAGGATAAAGACCAGTCCGGTCAGACCAGCGCGACCACCAAATCAGAGCAGGGGGCAAAGGGCAAAGAGCTGCGTATCAGCGGCGAAATACCCTTTAAAAACCCGGAGATCCTGAAGCGTATTTTTGAACTGGCCAGCGCCACCGATGCAGACGGGAAACGCATGAAATACCGCGTTGCGCATGAGGTGGCCAGAGCGGTGAATTTTCGTGAGGCCACATTCAGCGGAATGCTGGATGCACCGCAGCAGGACGGGAAAATGGCCTGGCTGGTCACGTTCACCCTGGCGGAACATGTCAGCGTACAGGAGAAGCGGGAAGCCAGGGCAACCGGTAAAACAACGGCAAAAAAACAGACGGCCAGCAGTACGGGACAATCCGGTGGCCAGAGTGCCGGAGAGGATGAAGAAAAACTGACGTGGTTTGAACGCAGGGTGCTGAAGCCCGTCAATGACGCTTTGGGTTAATGATGAAACCAGTAAAACGCCTTTACCTTTCAACGGATGAAATACACCTGGCTGACGCCAGTCTGGTGCTGGAGCTGAACAACTGCGGACGTGGTTTTATTACGGCACAGACGACCACAGACTACACCGGCAAACTGGTGCGGCTGGATGTGGGGTATTCCGGTTTACTTCTGCGCTGGTTTACCGGCTATGTGGAGCGCTCACAGCCTGCCGAAAACGGTTATCAGCGTCTGTTCGTCCGCGAGCTGGCTGGCGTATTTGAACGGATGTGGCCATGCTCATTCCAGCATCCCACACTGCGCGATGTGGCCGGATGGCTGGAGGAAAACAGCGGGATCAGCATTGCGGTACCGGATGTGCCGTACAGTGATAAACCGATCCCCCATTTCACCCATAACGGGACGGGATACCAGCTGCTGAATAACCTGGGCAGGGCATTCAGTATCACGGATTACATCTGGTATCCATTGCCGGATGGTTCGCTGTATGTCGGCGGCGCAGAAAAGGCGCTGTTTGCCGGACGTCCGGTAGAAATCCCGGCAGAGTTCAGCCAGGGAACGGCGGGCGGTAATTCCATGACATTGCCGGTGATCCAGAGTCTTCGTCCGGGCGTGGACGTGAACGGGGAACGCGTGACCAAAGTTCATCTGACGAATGACACAATGACCATCACGTGGACACCACGGAACCGCGCCACAGGTCAGCCATTGCAGAAAACACCGGCGCAGCGTCAGATAGAAAGCCATTACCCGGAACTGGCTTCAGGTCTTCATCTGCCCAAACTGGCCAGGGTGGTGGCACCCAGCGAGGCCGTAAAAAGCGGTAATTTTGCCGACCCGTTCCGGCCACGGTACGCCGTTGATGTGCAGCTGCTTGACGCGGACGGCAACCCGGACAACCAGACGCCGGTATATTCCGCCGTACCGCTGCCGGTGCCAATGGCCGGTAACGATTCGGGAATGTTCCAGTTTCCACCGGAAGGAACGCTGGTAGAGGTGGCGTTTACGGGCGGCAGGCCGGACAAGCCCTTTATCAGGCAGACGCTGCCGGATGGCACCAGTCTGCCGGACATTAAGCCCGGCGAACAGCTGCAACAGCAGCGCGCGGAAGTCTCGCAACGCGTGACACAGGCAGGAGACTGGGTACGCCAGACGGATCAGACCATCAGTGAAACATCGATGGCGCGGACGGTGAAAGCCGACACGGAACGGCGCGAACTGGTCAGCCGTGAAACCACGGTGAAAGCCACGGATAAAATCACAGTACTGGGTACCGCCACGCTGATGGCCGGAGCCATACAGCAGGTCAGTGCTGGCGACTTCAGCCAGGCGGTAAAAGGAAACCGGCTGGCCAGTATTACAGGAAATGAAGAAACCGAAATCGCCGGGCAGCAATCCACGAAAGTGGCCGGCGCCATGAATGTTGATGTGGGGGGAACCCTGACAGAAAAGATTGCCGCATTACGTAAATCCGTGGCAGCGGGCGGTCAGCAGATTATGGGGCCAACCGTGCATATCGGTAGCGAGGGCGTAAATACGCTAACCATGATGCTGGACACCATTGATTTACTGGCAGAGCTGGCGCAGCAGTGCGCGAGCCATTCGCACCCCAGTGTCGGTACGCCGACGAACGCGGGCGCATTTAACCAGACGGCAGCGAAGGCCGGACAGACCCGGAGCAAGTACCAGAACATCATCGCCTGATTCTCTCTTTTCAGCCCGCATAATGCGGGCTTTTTTATCCCCACTTTCAGACCGTATCAGACGCATTTTTAGCGTCGTTAATATCTGCCCCCGTTCATCCATTACCTCATTTGTTTCAGTGGCACAGCAAGCCGCTGCGGCTGTCTGTTGGCGACGAAATAACGGCGGAAGTGACGAAAACGGCGCTACACCGCACCCGCCTGCGGTTTTCGTGTTGAGAATGATTTCAGTTTTTCCGGTGGTACAAAACACATCGCCAGACCGCGCCAGTGCTGGGGCTTTGACGGCCGGGTGCTAACTGAAATGTGTGAAACAGATTTCAAGGATTACAGTTTTTGTGCGATGGTCGGTAGTGATGTGAAAACGGGAAAGCCAGTACAGCCGCGGGTTCGTCGCCGATTACGTGATTTTTTACGTAACAGTCACTACGGGATCACGTATATGGAGAGGTATCGCAAGCCCTTGACTGGTGCGGTCTGGGGCAGGGCAGCGGTTAAGTGCAAAACTGAAATCTGTTTCACAGGACTGAATGAAGCTTATAGATGCCTGCTGAGGCTTAAATAAGCCAGTGATGATACAACTATGTTTGCATCATCTGTTCCTGATGGGTACACTTGATCCTGTTAGTGGATGCGTGACGCGCTCTGGTTGAGGCTCATCCCCTTGAACTGGAATTCATCACATTAAGCGCCCAAAGAAAAAAAGCCTGACCTCACCAGTCGGGCTTTTTTCTTGCCCGTTATTTACTCCAGTCCTTTGATTATGCTTCTGATGCTTCTATAATCGCGGTGTTAGTGGGTGTCGCGTTCTGACACAGCGCAGGCATGTAACAACGTGTTCAAGTCCTGGCTGGATCACGGGTGGTGCCGCTCCAGAGCTTCAACCAGAGCGCGTCACGCATCCACTAACAATGCAACACCGTTAACCAGGCAGTGTAAGGGCTTTAACGGTGGTGCCGCGCTCCTGTAGTGGAGCAAACGGATGAAGGGATTTCTTCAAATCGCTGTCATCGCTCTTAAGGCACTTGTCGCCTTTATTGAGCTGATTCTGGCCTGCTTACCGTAAGCAGCCAGGAAACGTAACTAAGGCCACCGGCTCACCCCCGGTGGCCTTTAACATTTCTGTATCCCCGCATTACATCTCACCCTTCACTTGACCGGATGCGAATCACTAACATTTACACCAACATTATTACTAACAAGTCAGGGGCTTTTTTAGCCGGACA